GTAGTTATGTTGATGGTCAATTGATTTTCCACTGTACATACGACACGAAACACGTGAAGAACGGGATGCTGTCTATCAAGTTGATAGAGCCTTGTTCGTTCTATTTTGACGGTAAAGCTCAGGTGTTTAAGTACATGAAAGCTAATGAGCGGCAGATGCCTTTTGCCGAAGCTGAGAAAGATAATCAGACTTATAGCATTGAAGAAATTGTCCGTGAAGATTTCGGAATGTACGATGGGAAGGTGTCGTTGAGTTACTTGGAATACGCTATCAAACCAGCGAACATGTTGTCTACGCTCGAGGACCTTTTGATTCCGATGAGATTCTCTAGGAGTATTTCTCGTCGTGTTTTCAACGTTGACATCGCAGATTTACCTAACAAACGCGGCGCTGAAGTTATGAACGAGCACCAACGTAAGTTCAAGTACAAAAAATTCTACAACAATGAGACTGGCGAAGTTTCCAATCAGCAACACATCACTTCAATGGTTGAGGATTACTGGTTCGCCAATAGGAATGGCGGTCGTGGAACAACTGTTGATGTTTTGGACGAGACCGGAAACCTTGGTGAGTTGAACGACATTTTATATTTGTCCCGTAAACTGTACAGGGCTATGAAAATTCCTAACTCTAGGATTTCAACTGACCCGGATTCAGACCATGAGTTTGATTACGAGTCAACTCGTGTTTCTAAGGACGACATGAAATTTTTCATGTTCATTTCACGAGTTCGTCAAGTTTTCTCAAGCGCGTTCAAAGAGTTGCTGAAGCGGGAGGTTATCGTTAGTGGAATCATGACGAATACGGAGTGGGACGACAAAGAGGACAACATCGCTATCACGTTCGCTAATGAGAACAAGTTCATCGAGAAGATGGACCTCGATAACTTTATGTCTAAGATGGATATTTTTAGTCAAACACAGGACCACATGGGTAAGACATTTACTGTTAGAAAAATTCTCAAGACTATTTTTAAATTATCTGACGAAGAAATCGAGGAAGAGTTGAAAGCTATTCAGAAAGAAGAAAAAGATAAACTGTTCGCTAAATATTACGTGTCTGAAGAAGATGGAGGTAAATGGTAATGACAAATGAACTATTAGTTGATGCTATAGGAGCAAAAGCTAAAACACACAAAGAACTATCGAAACTCATCAAGTCGCTTGGCATCCAGAATTATGAGTTCAACGGCAAAGTTATCACTTTAGAACTACCAGTAAAGGGATTTACTAGCAAGCACACAAAATTGGCTGACGCGGTTTGTTCTGATTGGGTTATTAACGTATCCAATAAAAAGTTAGTGATTTACCTGCGTAACTACAAACGTAAGAAAGAGCTGTAGCCACTCAACACAGTTAAAAAATGTCTCTGTTTTTATAAATATATCGTATCAAGGTTTGAAGCTAATTCTTACATGGTATAAATATAACAATATTTAGCACTAAATCTTGTTACAGACCCCTATATGACTGATGTGGTTCGTCCTATCAGGTACCGGACTTTGGACGGATAAATTATGGGTTTTTCTGACTCACTTGGACGAAGTCCTTTTGAAAACACAGAAAGTAATGCTAATAAATTCAAAGGAGAACAAACATGGCTGAAATGCTTTCACCTGGTGTATTCACGACTGAAATCGACGCTTCTAATATTGTACCTACTGTGTCAAACAGTATTTGCGTATTTAGTGGCAATTTCGAAAAAGGTCCGGTTGGCGAATATACCCTAATCACAAGTGTTGCGGACCTAATCTCGTATTATGGTACCTCAACAGATATTACGTATAATGATTTTTATCAAGCGTATAACTTTTTACAATATGGTAATAAATTACTAATCTCACGTGCTGCTAACACTAACGGTTCGTACACACCTGCAGGAACTAACTTTGTTACTGCTGGTGGATTTGACGTAGCTGGTTACACGGACACTACTACATCACTAGTGACAACTTATTTTGAGTTGGTCAATTCTACTGTTGCTATTGGTGACATCGGAACTAGCGTTGTTACGGTAAGTGACGCTTCTATTTTCACAGTTGGTGACGTTGTTTCGTTCGGTCTTAACTCTGGGTTAGTACCTGGTACTTCTAACGAGTACACTATCACAGCCGTTGACGCTGGATTGAACACTATCACACTTGACGCTAACCTAGTTGCGCAATTTGCGAATGGTGATGAAATTTCACAAGCTCGTGCACAAAATCCTGCTAGTCCTGCTACTATTGAAGTAGTTAACGGTGCGGTTTTAGCTCCTGGTGATTTGATTTCTTTCAATCAATCGACACATTACGCTGTTGCTACTGTTGTTGGTAACATTATCACTTTGTCTGTTAACTTGACTGACATTGTTGCAGTTGGCGACGTTGTTTACGCTGTTTCTTTCAGTGTTAATCCAGATTCTGGTGAAGTTATCACAGTTGTTGACGCTTCTATTTTCACAGTTGGTGACGCTGTTTCGTTCAATCAATCGAATTTGTATGAAATTCAAAGTATTGACGGAATCAATAACAAGTTCACTCTTGACCGTGTATTAGAAGAAGCTGCTGCTGACATCTCTGGTGTTTACGAAGTTGCTATCGCTACAAACGGTCTTCAAGAAGCTGTTAATGTGGGTGGTACACCTACACCGGGTATTGACATGTTCGGTGACATGCTGTTGATTGAAAATGCTTCCGACTGGGATGCAAAATATACATCAGTACCGTTTACTGGCGCTGACGCAAAACTTAAGTTTGTTGCTCGCAACGTTGGTCGTTGGTCTCGTGGTATGGAAATCTGTATCGCTAAAGATTCAGCTTTTAACGCTACTATCCCTACTTACGCTTATGAAGGTATTCCTTTGGACAGTTTGTTCGAATACGCTCCTGGTGTTGGTGAGTTCGGTATCGTTATCCGTTACAACGGAACTATCGTTGAAACTTTCACTGTGTCGTTTGATGCTAATGCGAAAGACCACAACAACAAGTCTTTGTATGTTGAAGATGTTATCAACACACAATCTGCGTATGTTTTCGTTAAAGATAACGTGGCTAATACCGCTGCTATTAACGATTATTGCTACACAGTTGGTGGAATCAGTGACTTGCAACCGTTAGTTCTTCGTCACGCTTATGAGTCTGACATTCAAGCTGATGACTTGATAAGTGCTCACGAAGTTTTCGCTAATAAAGAAGAAATTGACATCGACATTGTTATCGCTAACGAAACTGATAGTGGTGCTTCTACTAAATCACTTTGCGACACTCGTCAAGATTGTATCGGTTTCATCGGTGCTAATTATGTGGATGTTGTTGGTCAGAAATCACCTACTGCAGTCGGCAACCTTATCGAATGGCGTAAAAATGGCGCGTTGAACTATAACAACATGTTCATTGTTGCTTGTGGTAACTACAAGTACCAATACGACCGTTACAACGACAAATATCGTTGGGTTAACATCGCTGGTGACATCGCTGGTTTGAGAGCTCAAACGTCTATGAGTCGTGCTTCTTGGTTCGCTTCAGCGGGTCTAGAACGTGGTCAAATCAAAAACGTTACTAAACTTGCTTTCAACCCAACTCAAGGTCAACGTGACTTGATGTACAAAAACGGTATCAATCCTATTGTTGCTTTCCCAGGACAAGGAACTGTTATGTGGGGGCAGAAAACATTGTTGGCTAAGCCTTCAAGTTTCGACCGTGTTAACGTTCGTGGTTTGTTTAACACAATGGAACGTGCTTTGTCTAAAATGGCTAAGTACCAAGTAATGGAATTCAACGATAACTTTACGAGAAATCGTATCATCTCGATGATTAAACCGTATCTTGGCTCTGTACAAGCTGGTCGTGGCATCCAAGATTTCTTGGTTATCTGCGACGAGTCTAATAACACAGCGGATGTAGTGTCTCGCAATCAGTTGATTGTTGACATTTATATCAAACCGACTTATGTGGCTGAATTCATCCAGTTAAGATTCACAAATGCTGGTACTAATAGCTTCTCTGAAGTTATCGGTGGGTAATCTGTAATGATTAGTTTAAGAGGGGGCCAATGCGGCTCCCTTTTTTATGTAGACTTTGTTTCCGCAATCATATATTTTTCTGTAACCATTGTTGTACATGTTTTGGGTCTCCGTCAGTCGTGGGTCAAAATTGACTAATTTGTCTTTTAATTTGTGTTTCTGAAATTGTTCTCTAGACAAAAGTTTTGAGTTGTCCCCGCCCTTAAAGTAGAAATAATTAGGTTTGGTGTTCTTAACGAATTCGAAACCTAACTTCTCGTATAAATTACCAGTTGACCAACGTCTGTTAGCGTAGCTAACAATAGAGGTAGGGTGGTAACTCCTCTCGAAATGTTTTAACAGTTTGGAGGC